CCAAGTGTCAGGTGTGATGGTGTGAGCCATTCCTTCGACTACGCTGTTAATGGTGACGTTGCGGCCATCGTAAGTCAAGCGCTTGACCGTGACCAAGTCGTTCAGTTCGGTCTCGAGAAAGTCGGTTGCGAGCGCGCCGATACCGATAGCCGTAAAGTCAATCTGCTCGGCAAGCACGACCGCATCTGCGTCCTTGCGAGCAGCATACAAGGCGAGATTCGCCGCGCTGGTCGTGTTGGAGACTGGAGCGTCGAGCTTCTTAGACTTTAGGCCGTAAGTTGAGACGCTGGCGTTGTACTTTGCCGAATATTGAAGGACTCCTGGCCCACGAAAGACGATGGCTTCGTTGTAAACGTAGTCTGTGCCAGGGTTTGTGATGATGCCGTCGTAACCGACGCTGTTGGCGTCGCCTTGGTCGCTGAACAGCAACTGGGTTGGACGCGAGAACTTGTTAGCCAGCGGCACCAAGGTCGCGACGCCTGTGCGGCTGACGTAAAAGCGACCGCCAACCACATTCGCACACTGCTCGAGCATATCGAGGCAGCTCATTCCTTGTGCAGATGCCAGCATAGTGGTTGTGCCAGTGAGGCTTCTACTGCCCGCAGGCCACTCCGCAATATCTAAGACACGACCTGCGCGAGCTGCCGCAGACTCTGAGTTCGCAGAGGTAGCGAGTGCTGGAGCGATAGTCTTGCCAAAAGTAGCAAGGCCGTCCACAAAAGTGAGCGACACGGTCGGGTAGATGCCCTGATTGACCATATTGTCTTCAAGATAGCCTGTGTAAAGCACGGTGCTATTGCCAGTGATGCGCACTTGCATTCCAGCAATTAAAACGTTGTACCAGGGGCTTGAAGTGTTGCTTGGGTCAAAAGCGCCCGACTGGTTATTTAGCACGATATTGGCGGTCCCAGAGTCCAAAAAGACGTTCTGGTACTGGCGGCCGCGTCTGATGTCCACCTGCAAAATCAAGTTAGCGCTTACACTCGTGAAGGTGCCGCCGATACCAAATGCGACGGTAAGCGTTGGTGCGTTTGCGGGCATTAGAGCACCGCAAATCCGCTGCCACCGCGGCGACGGAAGAGAGCCTCGAGGCCGTTCTTGATGCCAGTGACCAAGTCACCCTCTGAAACGACCGAACCTGCGACGTTCACTGTGATGTTGCCCCCGTTCATTGTGGTGTTCTTTGCAATATTGCCGTGCCCAGCAGACGCGAGCAGCGAGATGGTCGGGCTAGAAATGCCGAGTTTTTGCTGCTTGAGTTGATTCTTGCGAATTGCTTCGAGCGTGATTGGGTCTGTCTCTTTGAGACCTTTAAGGCCGAACTTGTTCTGCAGCTTAAGCAGTAACGCGCTCGCTTGTGCGGCGCCTTTGGTTGCAGCAGTGACGCCGTTTGTGGCCGATGTAATCTTGTCAAGGCCTTTGGTGTAATCATCTGCTTCAACACTTAAGCCCTTTAAGTCCACACCGAACTTGCCGAGTGCGTCAGTTGCTTTGTCAGAGTCCTTGTTAAACTTGTTGGCGGCTATCCCCATACCGACCAATGCCACGCCAAAAGCTGCAGCGCCTGCCACAGCAGAAACACCACCAGTCGCGAGCGCAGTCGCGGCGGCCGATGCTAGAGACACCGTGCGCAACGCTTTCATCACTGTGATGATGGCTTTGATGCCGCCAATCAGAGCGGTTGCGGCCGCTGCAACCTTGCCACCAAAGAATGCTGCCACGATGATAGCGCCAAGCGTCCCAAAGACTTTCGCGTTGCGTGCTACGAAGCTGAACAGGTCAAAAGTTAGTTGGAAAAACGCAACGCCATAGCCGATTGCAGTCTTGAAGGCGCCAGCCAGCTTGGCACCGTTTTGCTCAATCCAAACCGAGAGGGCTGGGAGCACTTTGTCGCGAATGACCCCCGCGAGCTTTTCTAAAAACGGAATCAGCGCGTAGCCGATTTGGTCGAGAATCTGATTGAAGGCTAACTGTAGCCTGACGAGTTGGAACTCAAAGGTCTGGGCTCTTTCGTTGGCTTGGCCGCCAAAGGTGTCACCCAACTTGCCCAAGATGGCAGTCAAATCTTTTGCCTTTACAGCGTCGGCGTCGAGTGGCACACCTAGGCGTGTCAGTGCAGCGACGTTGCCACCGACTGCCTTTGCGAGAGCGATAGAAACCGCCTGCAAATCTTTACCAGTACCCGCGGAGATGTCAAGCGCTAGCGCCTGGAGTGTCTGTGCTTGTGTTACGTCGCCAGTGGCCTGTACAAGAGCTTGCAGTGAAGGAATCAGTTCTTTGTTGTCAACGCCTACCATAAGCTCTTGCTTGTCGAGGTAGGCTTGTGTGGCCGCGATTGCCTCATCAGTTGCGCCTGTTACGTTGCGCAGAGCCGTGGCCAGTGCTGTCTGCTGCTTCTGGTCTTCCATCGCGCCTTGCACAGCGTCTTTTCCGATTTTGGCAGCGAAAGCGGCTGCAGCTAGAGCCGCAACTCCAAAGACCTTTGCGCTCTTGTTGGCAAAATCCTTGAACTTCTTGTCCATCTTGTTGATGTCTTTGATGGCCGACTTTGTACCCTTGTCAGAATACTGGGTCAGAATGCGAGCGACTATTGCCCCAACTGCCATTTTAGACTCGCTCTCTGTTCAAATGCTTTTGTAGTTCAGCCTTAGCCTCTTCGAGTGCGCGGGCTACGTTTTTTTCGATTTTTGCTTTGTCTTTGTCCACAACACGCCACACAAGACGCGAAGCCTTGCCGAACCTGTTGCCCAGAGTGCGCAAGAACTGCGCCGAGCCTGTGCGGTCTGCTGTGCCTTTGGTCTTGCGACCTGCGATTTCAAAGATAGCGCCAGCTGCAGACTTGTTGATAAGTGCACCTGACGAAGTTGTATAGTCGGCGCGAGTTTTGCCCTCGGCTTTGGTCTTTCGAATGCCCGCCTGAATAACACCCGTGTTCCAACCAGGCCAGCCAGCACCACCACGAGTTGACCTGCGTGGTCTGGCTGCGTCGTTTGGACTCCAGCCGCTCATCGGCGTGCCGCTTGGCCCGTAGCCGCTGGCCTCTGATACGAGTGCGCGAGCATCTCGTTCAGCGCCAGCAAGCTCCGAGTTGATGACCTTGTTGAACCTTTTGACGGCGTCTTTGTCGAACTCTTTGAGAGCCGTGAGCGTTTCGTACACCCCTGTGAGAATGATAGCATCGTCAGCCATTGTGTTTTTTCGCCCGTTCTTTCAGGTAAGCAGTTATCGCTTCAAGCATACCCTCAGGGGCATCAAGCAAGTCAATCGGTGAAATGCCTGTTTCCACCGAGATAGCGGCTACGTTGTAGGTTAGGCTATCTCGGTGGACCCGAAAGACGCATCAGCGTCGAGTTCTGCTGTGATGATGGTGTCCAAGAACTCTGGACCCCAGGGCTTTACAATCTGTCCAGCTGCGCCCATACACTTCCAAGCCAGCCAGTAAACGTGCTCGATTTTTTGCTCTTCACCGAGCAGCTTTGGCATTCCTTTGCCGTATTGCTGCTCGAATGCCACGATGACGCGAGGTGTCAGTTTGTACGTCGCCTCGACGCCGTCTGTGGTCTTGACCTTGATTCCTAAGCCGTCCATTTGTTCCCCCTTGTAGGTTTATGCTGTTGTTTTTGTGATAACTCCGCTAATCGGCCAAGTGACCGATGCGGTTGCGAGTTCTCCGACGGCCCCATTAAGCGGAGTCCACTCGGAAACCAACGCGCTGAATGAGTATGCAGGGTTCGTTGCTGTTACTGTCCCAGCCACTGGCTTGACGGTCATTGAGACCGCTGTGCCGATAGTTGGGTAGATTGTTGTTTCTAGTGCGCTGGTTGCGTAGTCTTGGTTGAACTCGAGCGAAACGCTGTTGTCCGCAAGTCCTGCAACCCTCGTGCGAGCGGTACTGCCAAAAGCCGTTGTCTCAACCACGTCAAGAGTCGTGCCGAGAGTTACAGAAGTGACGTAGCTCGAGAGGTCTGTGGTGCCGAAAGTGACGGCGACGTTAGTTAGTACGATACGGGCCATTTAGATAACCGCCTTTGTGATTTCGCCTGAAATCGGCCAAGTTACCGATGCAGTCGCAAGTTCGCCGACGGCGCCATTAAGCGGAGTCCACTCGGAAACCAACGCATTGAACGAGTATGAAGGGTTGTCGGCAGCTGTTGTCGCACCGTTTGGCTTGACGACGACTGCAGTGACTGTACCAACAAGCGACGGTGAGCCGTTGATTGTGGCTTCGACGTTGGCTGCTGCGTAGTCTTGGTGAAACTCGAGTGCTACTGAGTTGTCAGCAAGCCCGCCGATGCGTGTGCGAGCAGATGAACCGAAAGCCGTTGTCTCTATGACGTCGTCGCTTGTGGTGAGCGTGATGCTCGCGATGTGGTCCGAGAGGTTGACTGAGTTGATTAAGACGTATGCGTTTGTTAAGACTATGCGGGCCATTAGTCGTCGGCTCCTTCTGCTTGTGGCGTAGTGGGTCTATTGCTAGAGAGATGCCCAGCGCCAACAAGTGCAGCGATGTTGCATCCAAGCTCCAACAAATCTTTATCGGCGACAGCGTCGCCCTTTTTCTTGCCAGGCACCACCAAGGTGTCTGAGGTGATTGTATACATTTAGTCTCCTTGACCAAACACGGTAAGTCGGTAGCGATAGGACAGGTAATCGATGTCGCCCATTTGATAGGTGCCAGACTCTGCAGAAGTGACGCGCAACGTGTCGCACGCACCGCCCAGAGTACGGTCAGATTCAATGGCCGCCTTGATTGAGCTGTCACCTGAACCCGCTA